GGGAGTAGAACCGAAGTCCGTAGCGTCACAGACTCCGTCGAGCCCCTCGGTGAACACCTGCACGACGCCATCCTCGCCGCCGTACTGACCGGACACCGAGGAGGCCACCAGTGTCGCTTCGATGGTTCGCCCCTTGCGGAGCTCGACCTCGAAGCCGAGATACGCGGGGACAGGCGGGGTGGCACGCGTCCAGTCCCACACCCAGTCGTCGCCCCTGTGCCGGACGACCGCATCTCCGTAGTCGCTCACTGGTGGCCCCTAGTCCTCAGTGACCTTCGAGCGTGTCGCTCAGGTCCACGTACGGCGACGCCTCGACGTTGGCTGCCTTGGTCAGCGCTGGCTGCGCCGTCGACTGCGTGTTGTCGACGGCCTTGGTGCGATCCACCCAGGTGGACGCCAGCGAGCCGACCATCAGGCCGACGATGATCTTGGTGGGCGTGTCGGCGTCTGCGAGGTTGAACGAGTCGATCTGCACGGTGTGGCCCAGTTGGTCGCTGGCTCCGTACAGGAACACGATCCCCACGCTCAGGACCCAGACGAGGCCCTGCGTGATCACGTTGTTCTTGGCGTACACGTCCTTGAGGTTCTTGAGGGACTTGACGAAGTCCACTCCCTTGCGAACCACGGCGATCATGCCGACGGTCCCTGCAACCGTGAGCAGTGCCGCTCCGGTGTCCACGCTTTCGACCTGCATCTGCATCTCCTTGCTAGACGACTTCAGTATAGGGGATCGACACGTCCATGAGCTCTGAGCGCCCCGTGCCGGGGATTCGCTCCGCCCCCATGTCCCCAAGGTGGATGCGGAGCACCCGACCGAACGGGATGCGGAGCACGCAGACCTTGTTCTCTTCGTAGCAGCGCACCAGGGCGTCGTACTGAGCTCCGGCGTGGCCGGTCGTGCCCATGTCGCGCAGCTGGACCTTCAACGTTCCCTCGGCGCCGAGCATGGTGCCGACCTCGGCCTTGCGACCCACGCCCAGGATGTCCATGACCTCGGCCTCACGCTGGATCTCAAACTCGTCGCCCGTCACGTTGTAGAGGCGGATGCTCGTTCCAGGCTCACCCTCGACGGCGATCATGTAGGAGTTCACCGTCAGATCGACCGTGATGGGGATGAGCGTCGACTCCACCAGTTCCCCGAACATCAGACCTTCCTGAGTCACGGCGTATTGCACACTCGGGAGTGGCGGCGCGCCGTAGTCAAGGAAGTCATCCACGGTGGTCGTGCCAGCGAGGACCCAGTCCGAGTAGATGTCGTTGCGCCGGTAGATCTTCCAGCGGATGAAGGTGGCGTCCCGCGGAGCCCCGTTCCACTCCAAGAACACGAAGCCCGAGTTCTCGTAGCCGTAGGTGTCGATGGTGAAGCTCGGGTTCGGCGGCGCCGCCCAGTTTGGAGTCACCGTGGTGGTCGCGGTGGACTGCATCCCGTTGGCCGAGACGACGGTGACGGCGATGACGGTGTCGATGCCGTGCTGGAGTATCGGGGAGGGTGGCGTGTAAGTGGTGCCTGCTCCAGTGATCAAGCCGCTGTCGAAGATCAGCGTCCCGGTGGCGGCGTTCGTGAACCGCACCCGGTACTGGAACTGGCCGGAGCCTGCTGGCGACGCGTAGGTCCACGTGACGGTCGGCAGCGGCGTCCCTATGGCCCCCAGCGGCCCCGTGATGGACACCAGGGGCAGATCGGCCATCAGGAGCAGGTTGGGGCGTGACGGCCCCGCAGAGCGGTCGTCGTTGTCCCAGGTGACCACCGACCAACGCACCAGACGGTTCTTCGCCGTGGTGGGCAGGACGGCCGTGTGGGTGCCCAGCGCAGAGGAGATCTTGCCGCTGTCGTAGATGGTGGAGGCGACCGGTGGTGCCTTGATGTTGGCGTACGTCGAGTTGGCCGACCTCAGCGCGTTGTAGCTGTTGTAGACCGCAGCGAGGTTCGTGTAGGTCGAGTCATCCGGCGACACCTCAAGGAGGACCCGGTAAGCCGTCTGGATGTCGAGCGACGACGTGTCGCTGAAGTTCCAGGTGAAGACCTGCGTGCCCGACCAGGGGATCGAAGCGCTGGGACCGGGCGACACCAGTGCGGCGGAGCTCGGGTGCTGGATGGTGACCTGATTGGTCCCACTCCAAGCCGAGGTGAGGCCGGTGCCCTCCTCGATGGTGCGGACCCGGATATAGGCACTCCCCTGCGGGATGCGCGGGGTGCCAGCCTTGGAGGCCAGCGCACCAGGGTTCGAGTAGGGGGAGTCGAGCGTGCGGAGCCCCACCGTGAACAGACCGTCGGACGCAACCTGCCACTGGAGCTTCTGGCGCACGATGTTCGGAGCCAACGTGGCAGCGACCACGAAGTCACTGTTGGTCACGATCGAGTTGTTGGCCGGGAGGAGTCCGGTGGGGACTTGAGGTGGCATCAGTCGTCCGCCAGTGCCTTGAGGTTGTCGAGCAGGGTGCGAGCGTCGTCAGGGCTGGAGATGTTGGGCAGCACCAGATTCGCGACGCTGACCTGAATCGTATCGCCACCCCCGCCGTCGACCGTGACCGACACAGGAGCGCTCTGGGCACCAGGGTCGGCCGGGTAGCCGCCCTGGTCGTTCCAGGCGGGCTGGGCCATGGTCTGCTGAACAGCCTGCGTGAGCGCCGTGTTGGACACGCTGACGGCAGCCTGCGCCATCCCCATCGTCAGATCCTGCGTCATCGACTTGATGTCGAAGTTGGGCAGGCTGCCGATCGTGGAGTTGATGTCGAGCGTGGCACTCATCGTCGGGGAGATGGTCAGCGCATCCTGCACGGACTCGGCCACCGTCTGGGCGGCGCGCACCGTCATGTCCTTGCTGTCGAGGATGCCGTTGGCGAGGCCCTCCACTATGTAGTTGCCGTACTTGGCCATGAGCTTGGACGGGGACGCGATTCCGAAGAACCGCTCCAGTGGATCAGGAATGATAAACTTGGCCCACTTGATGATCTGGTCCCTGAACCAGTTCGACATGGAGTTGATGCCGTTCCAGAGACCGATGGCGATGTTCTTGCCAGTCTGGCCGAGCCAGTTCCCGGCATTGGGGATGGCGTTGATGACCCAGCCGGGGATTTGAGTCATCCGAGCCATGAGCCACCCGCCCATGAACGAGATGCCGTTCCAGAGACCCGTGATGATGTCGGCACCCTTCTGGACGAGCCAGCTGCCAGCGTTGCCGACTGCCTGAATGACTCGCAGTCCGAGGCCGCTCAACCAGGAAGCAACCCCATTCCAGGCAGACACGATGCCCCACAAGAGGCCACCGATCACCGACGAGCCGGTCTGGACGAGCCAGGACCCAGCCCTAGAAAGGAGGTTCTGTATCGTTCCAGGCATACCCTGGAACCAAGAAACGACACCGTTCCAGGCAACAGCGAGGCCGAACAAGAATCCGTTGATGGCGGCGCTACCAGTCGACACAAGCCAGCCGCCAGCTGTAGCCACCGCGAGGAGGATGCTACGCGGAAGTCCAAGGAACCAAGCGACAACCTCGTTCCACTTGAGCCACAGGCCCAACAGGAACCCGCCGATGAGCTCCTTACCCTTCTCCATGAAGACGCCGACGAATGCGCTGATGGTCGTCAAAGCATTCATGAGGTTGTCAGGCAGGTTCACAAAGAACTGGGTGATCTCGCCCAGCTTCATAGCGATGCCGAACCCGATGTCGAACAACTTTGCCTTGAACTGATCCCACCAGATTTGAAGTGCAAGCCGGGCCATGCTCAGATTGTTCCTGAGCCCCTCTACGAATCCCTTGAATCCAGCGAACGGATCAGGCATATCCTTGAGTGCCTTTTCGAGCTCTTCCTGGAGCTTCTTGTTGAAGTCCTCCAGATCAGCAAGAGTTCCCTCTTCATCGAACAGGCCACCCTCGCCACCAGGGATCTCGTAGTCGCCAGGAGTGATGCCGGACATCTCCTCCATTGCCTTGAGCGCCTTCTCGACGCGACCGACGAACGTCTCGATCTCCGAGTTCATCTGCTGGAGCAAATCAACGATGGAGTCATAGGCCTCGTTCAAGGCGTCGAGCTTCTTCTTCTCATCGTCCAGCTGGCGCCCCACCAGATCACGGAGGCGCTGGATGTCCTTGACGTGCTTCTTCTCGACCTCGACCTTGGCGCCGAGGTCGTCGTACAGCGGTTGGAGATCCTCGATGATCTTCTTCTGCGCGGCAATCTGCTTGGCGATCTCGTCGAAGGACATCTCCTCGACAACCTTCGACATCTTCTCCAGCTGGCGCACCTGATCATCGAACGTCAGCGCCTTCTGGAGCCCCAACCGCTCGCCGGTGCGCTTGAGCTTCTCCAGCTGCTTCTGCATCTCGCTGAGGGTGGACGACTGGCCGGTGAGCTCCTTGCGCTGCTTCTTGAGCATGTCGATCTGCTCGTCGTACACACCGAGGATGTCGCTCCCGGCGCCGCCAAGATACATCGAGTTCCGCTCACCCTGAAGGCTCTCCAGTTCCCCACCCAGTGCAGCGAACCTGGACTGAAGATCGTCTACCGACTGCCCAGCGTCCTCCAAGTCCATGATCGCGAGCGTGAGTCGCTTCTGGGCGAGCTCGTTCTGGTAGATCTCCTCCTCCATCTTGGTCAGCCCCGTCAGGGGCGTGTTGAGGAGGTCGTCAATCCTGTCCTTGGCGGCGTCGATCGCACTGCTCACCGCATCGTACTGATACTCGAGATCTTCGAGGATGCGCTGATGTTGGACGAGTGTGTTGTCCAGAGCGTCATACTTATCCTGTAGTCCGTCAACCAGTCTCTGCTGGACGGCGATCACCTGCGTCAACCCAGGCAGCTGTGCCGCGAGGTTGCTCTTGGCCACCTGCATGTTGTCGAACGAGGGGAGCGCCTGCGGTGCCACCTTCGCGACGGTGCTGCGCTGCTCAGCCACGTCCGCCCGGTCGAAGGCCGACGTGGCACCCGCAGTGGCGTTGACGAACGCCTGATGCGCCGCAGCCGCCCGTGCGATGTAGGTGGGAATCTGACGAAGCTTGGCGTACTCGCTCAGGATGACAGCGACGCCAGCCTTGACGTTGTCGACCAGGGAGGGCGAGTGTCGCGCGAAGGGGTTCAAGTAACTCAGAAGATCCCTGATGATCCCGATAGCCTTACCGACGATCCTGATCAGAGCCGAGAACACCTGCACGAACACGTTCGGCAGGAACCACATCGACTTGGCGACCATCTTGAGAGCCTCAACGATCGGCTCTCGGATGTCCTCGTTGGCGAACGCCCAGATGATGAGGGCGATGGCCGCAGCGACGGCAGCGACGATGGCAACAAGTGCCCAAAGCGGTAAACCAAGCGTCGCGGCGAACCCGGCGATCGCAGCAGTCATCGCCGCCAGCGAACTCACAATCACCGGAACCGCCTGCACCACCCAAGCGATCACCGTGGCCGCGGCGGAGGCAACGGCCGATGCGGCGAACATGACAAACGAGATGATCCCCTGAGCGATGGCGGCGCCCAGCTGAACCGTGATCGACCACGCCGCCTTGGCGATGCTGACCACGAACTCGACGGCAATCTTCCCGGCAGCGACCACGGCCGACCAAGCCAGACGAGCGAACGCGACGATTGACTCCCAGATCACCTTCGCCAGCGCGGTGCCCATGTACCAAGCGGCCCTGACCATGCTCGCCAAGAACGAACCGAACGCCGTCGCAGCGTCGATGATCTTGGGTGCAAGCCTCGCCATACCTCCGGCGAGCCAGATCGTCCCCTTGAACACTCCACCCATGACAACGAAGCCGAATTCCAAAACACGGAACAGGGTCGACAGCAGGAACAGCACCGGGCCAGCCGCCGCCGTCAGCATAACCAGGGTGATGATCCAACTCTTGGTCGTCGGAGACAGGTTGTTGAACCACACGGCGATCTGACGAAGGCCGTTGACGATCCCCAGCAGAACCGGGATAAGGTCCACGCCCACATCGGTCAACTCGTTCTTCAACGCGTTGGTCAGGATCTCGAACTTCTTGGGGTTGGAAGCAAGAACCTCACCGAGCTCCTTCCAGTAGGTGGTCTGACGCTTCGTGACGCTGGACGAGGCCTCCTGCGCCTTGGCGTACATACTGTTCGAGGTGCTGAGGTCGGACATCAGCTGCTCGAAGCGGTTCAGCTGCCAACGACCGGCCACCGTGGTCGACACCCAGTTCTTGGTCGCCTGGTCGAGATCCTGGAACTTGTTGGACATCGTTTGGATCTTCTGGAGCGCCGTGGAGTTGTTCCACTCCTTGCCGCTGATGTCGATGCCGATCTGCTTCAAGATCTCCTGCGTCTGCTTGGTCGGCGCCATGATCCTAGAGATGATCGTCTTGATCGCGTTACCTGCCGCCGCACCCGAGCCGGTCGTCGGCGTCAGGGCAGCGATCATCGCCGCCAAGTCCTTGATGTCAATGCCCGCAGCGCGTGCTGCCGCCGCCGAGCGCTCGGCTCCGTCGATCAGGTCAGCGAACGTAGCGCCGGTCTGATTCTCCACGGCGTTGAAGATAGCCATGGCGTCCGACACCTCGGACATGTTGTTACCCATGTCTCGGAACGAGAGGTGGTAGGCAGCGGCGATGGCCATGATAGACGAGACTGTCTTATCAGCATCCATCTCACCAAGTGTCATGACCTGAAGAGTCGCCTCGGTGGCCTTGGCTAGTGCATCAGCCTCAAGACCCGCAGCCGCCCAAGCGGAGCCGATGCGGATCACGTCAGCCTGATTCTCTCCGTAGCGATCAGAGAGGAGTCGGAACGTCGTCTCCAGCGCCTTGAGCTCGGCGTTCAACTGAGCCGCACCCTCGGTGCCATCACCGTAGACCTTGCGAACCATGGTCATGGCGCGCTCGTTGTCCAGCGCCCAGTCCATCACCTGCTTGCCAGCGAACGCGACAGGCAGAGTGAACCCGAAGGTCATCTGTCTACCTACCCTGGACAAGTTATTTGCCCAGTTCCCGAAGGTGCGTCCGACGCTGATCAGACCGTCACCAAGACCCATCACGGCGGATCGAGCCGTGTTCGCAGCACCCGCCAGAGTAGCGAGCCAACCGCCGCCACCCGAGCCAGAGCCTCGGTTCGCCTGCTGCTGGACCTGCTGGACCTGCTGCTGGACCTGCTTAACTTGCTGGGCAGCCTGCGCCCCGAGAACGCGAATCGTGATGGTCAGCGTTGCGTTCATCGGGGCACAGTCACCTCCTCCTACCTCGCCTGGTCGGGGTTGCCCCCTTCCGGTTTGCCTCTCGTTTGGATTTCTCCATCCGAGCTTCCTGCGCCTCGGCGTCTATCCGACCGATGACTTCCCAGTCAGACAACAGCTGGGGATGTTGGTCGTACAGACCTCCTGCCACTGGAAGGTGGTTCCACTCCATCCTCTTGCAGACGAGGTAGAGTCTCAGACTCTCTGGAACTGATCCAACCGGTGGCCTACTAGAGAAGATCGCTTGCGCGGTCTCCTCTAGTTGTCGTTTCCCTCGGCCTCCTTCAACTTCTCCTCGCGGAGCTCTTCGAGCTCCTTGATCTGGAGGTCGATGTCCTCGACCGTCACGTCCGCTGTCAGCCAGGGGTTGAGCTTGCGGATGGCCTTCTCGATGTCATCGAAGAGCCTCGGGTCGCCCTTGTTGATGAACTTCTTGAGCTCGTTCTCGTTGAACGTGACCGGCACGCCGTTGCGGTGGAGGTTCCAGCCGGTGATGCTGGACTCCAACAGCTTGGCACGCTCGTCGCCGGACGCCAGCTTCATGGTGGCGTCGCCGGTGACCTTGCCGATCCTGACCTCGCGGTTGAGCTCGTTCAGGTACTTGCGCTTGTCGCCCTCATTCAGAGCCTTGAGGACGAGGTAGCTGAGGCCGTCGGGCAGGACGTACGTCTCGACCACGTCGAAGCCGAAGTAGTCGGCGTAGACGGCCGTGGTGGACGGCACGCCAGCGTCGGCCATGTTCTGCTCGGTCTGGACCTGACGGGCGTGAGCTTCCTCGGCTGCCTGATCTGCGGCGGGTGCGGTGTCGGACACTTGTTGAACCTCCTGGTTCATGTATCTTGGTTGATGTGGTTGCGGTCTCCTGGGAGGTCGGAGGCGAAGTCTCCGACCTCCCAGGTCCGCACGCCGCTTCTCAGCGGATGGTGCTGAGGCCGTTCTTGATGACGGCCGTCAGGATCGGGGTGGCGGGCAGGGGCCGCACCGGACGGATCTCGATGTCGTGCTCGATCACGTCGTCACCCGAGGGCGAGACGTTGAACGGGGCGATGATCGCGGTCGGGATCGGGATGGTCATCCCGTACTTCACGGCCGGACCCGTCGAACCAGGGATGTCCTCGTACGAGGTGACCACGATGTTCACGTCGTTCTTGTAGGACTGACCCAGCGGACCGGTGGCCGACGGCGAGCCCCACATCGCGGTCTTCCAGAGCGTGGCGTCCTGCGGGCGGATCGTCACACTCATCGTGACCTCACGACGCTTGGGGACGAGGTCACCGAGCGTCAGCGAGCACAGACGGAAGTCGTCATCCTCGATGTTGTTGTTGATGTCGATCGAGAAGGACTTGGCAGGCAGGTCCACACCGTCCCACTGGACGCAGACGTTCGAGCCCACGATCAGCGGGGTCGAGTCGTAGTCCCTGTTGGCCAGCGGAGTGCCGGTCGTGTCACCGAAGTCCTCCTGGGTGAGGGCGATGAGGCCAGCCGTGCCCATGAGGTAACCGTCGGCCGCAGCCTCCAGATGGAGGGTGTTGACCATGGCGTCGGTGTACTTGAACACCCGGTAGCCCGAGCCGATGCGCTCCTCGACCGAGAGCCACGGGAGGGCGGCATCGGTCGGGGTGACGGTGTGGGTGTACGCCGTCGTGCTGGTGGGACCGGTTGTGGCGCCGGACCCGAGCGCCGCCTTCAGGAGTGTCGGGAGCTCCTCCAGGCGGGCGTAGAAGTCGTACTCACCGGAGTACGCGATCGGACCCAGCTGAGCGTCCGGGATGTCCCGGTTGCCACCGATCTCGGCGTCCGGGATCAGGAGATCTCGGTTGCCACCGATCGAGCCACCTCGGGTGTAGAGGAACACGCCGTCGGTGGCGTCAGGGGTGCCAGCGGTGGCCTGCGCCGGAGTGGCGTAGGTGCCCTTCGCTGCCTGCGTGCGGATGCCGACGTGACCGGCCTGCGACGAGTAACCCATGGATCAGTCTCCCTCGGGGGTGTCGGACTCGCCGTTCGGCGTGTCGTTGGACGGCCCCTGATCAGGGACCTCGATCTCTGGCCCAGCAGGGGACGAGTCGGCGGGGGGCGTCGGTGCGACACCACCCTGTAGGCCGGTGATGACCGGCACCTGCGGCGACTCCGGGAGGGGAGCCTCCAGCGCGCCGTCGACCAGGGGTGCTCCGTGGCCGCTGGCATCCAGCACCGTGACCCCCTCAGGGATGGTGGGCGTGGTCGCTCCGGGAGCGATCGGCAGCACGTCGATCGGCACGCCATCCTGCTCGGGCGTCTTGTAGGGCTCGCCACTGGCCGTGACGCCGGTCAGGCGGGCGAGCTCCTCCTTGAGGTGATCCTCTTCGTTCACCAGAGCCACGTAGGCCAACGCGTTGTTGGCGGCGGCGTTCGAGACGAGATCACCACGGGCGGCTGCAACCTGGAGGCGCAGATCGTCCACGACGGCTCGCTGCT